GTCTATGACGACATTCGAACCAATGTCCAATGCGTGAGACACCGAAACGTTTCCAGTGGCTACGATGACATCTTCAGCTAAATCGTCGATGATAACATTCGAACCAATGTCCAAAGCGTGTGACACCGAAACGTTTCCAGTGGCTACGATGACATCTTCAGCTAAATCGTCGATGATAACATTTGAACCAATGTCCAAAGCGTGTGACACCGAAACGTTACCAGTAGCTACTATGACATCCTCAGCCAAGTCGTCAATCACGACATTTGAACCAATGGTTGATTTTCGAGTTGTGTGAGTGTTTCCAGTGGCTACAATCACATTCTCAGCTAAATCGTCGATGACGACATTCGAACCGATGTCCAATGCGTGAGACACCGATACATTCCCGGTGGCTACGATAACATCTTCGGACAAATCATCAATGACGACATTCGAACCAATGTCCAAAGCGTGGGACACAGAGACATTACCGGTGGCTACTATCACGTCTTCACTGAATTCATTTATCAACACGTTTGAACCCACGTGTATGTGTTCCGATGCATACATACCACCGGTGACAGACACGACATTTGATTGAAGTGTGTCGATGGAAACATTTGGACCCACTGTGAGTTTACGAGACGCGTGTATGTTTCCTTGAACATAAATTTTATCCGATGCGAGTGTGTCTATGGTCACATTTGAACCAATGGTTGATTTTCGAGTCGTGTGAGTGTTCCCAGTGGCTACGATGACATCTTCAGCTAAATCGTCGATCACAACATTGGAACCCACATCAAGTCCTCTAGAAATTGCGACATTCCCAGTGGCTACGATGACATCTTCAGCTAAATCGTCAATCACGATATTCGAACCGATATCGAGTGCGTGTGAGACGGACACATTCCCAGTGGCTACGATGACATCTTCCGATAGGTCATCAATGATAACATTCGAACCCACATCAAGTCCTCTAGAAATTGCGACATTCCCAGTGGCTACGATGACATCTTCAGCTAAATCGTCAATGATAACGTTTGAACCAATGTCTAAGGCATGGGACACCGAAACATTACCAGTAGCTACTATGACATCATCAGCCAAGTCGTCAATCACAACATTTGAACCAATGGTTGATTTTCGAGTTGTGTGAGTGTTTCCAGTGGCTACGATCACATTCTCAGCTAAATCGTCGATCACAACATTCGAGCCGACATCGAGTGCATGGGACACGTATACATTCCCTTCCGCAGAAATGACATCTTCAGCTAAATCGTCAATCACAACATTCGAACCGATATCGAGTGCGTGGGATACGGACACATTCCCAGTAGCTACTATGACATCTTCGGACAAATCATCAATGACGACATTTGAACCAATGTCCAAAGCGTGGGACACGGACACATTCCCAGTGGCTACGATGACATCCTCAGCCAAGTCGTCAATCACAACATTTGAACCAATGTCTAAGGCGTGGGACACCGAAACGTTCCCAGTAGCTACTATAACATCCTCAGCCAAGTCGTCAATCACAACATTTGAACCAATGGTTGATTTTCGAGTTGTGTGAGTGTTTCCAGTGGCTACGATGACATCTTCGGCGAGATCATCAATTACGACATTAGAGCCTACGTCTAGCCCTCTAGAAATCGCAACATTCCCCGTAGCCACGATGACATCTTCAGCGAGGTCATCAATCGCGACATTAGAACCAACATTTACTGCTCGAGAAGTGTACGTGTTACCTGTGACGTATATGACGTTATCCACATCATCATCTATCACGACATTTGATCCCACGGTAGCACGCGTCGATACATCGAGTGTGTTAGACACGTCAAGGTCACCATACACCTTCATTTGTATCAAATTAGATGTATCCGGTACCAAATCGAGTCCAGATGCATCACTTTGTGTGAAACCGACCATGAATTCATTTTCATGTCCACGGTAACCCAAACCTACATTTGTTCCAGGTTTTGTCATGATAACACCCATATCCGTCGTTCCAAGCGTGTTATTGTTCGCGAGTTCTATGATTGCGTCATCCATCACCACATTTTCTGTGCGAATAGAAGTCACTACACCCGTAACTTCTAAGTTTCCTGATACGCGCGCATCTCCAGTGACACGTAATTCACTTGTTTTCGTAGTACCAGTGACGTTTAAAATCGTATCACCCGTGTCGTCTACATATAAATTTGAACCCACATCTAAAGTGTGTGTGGGTGCGCTATTTGAAATACCAGTTTTAGTGGATTCGGTAATAAATGCGGTTTCTCCTCTAAAAATCATTGTATTCGACGTGACATTCCCGTTTATGGTTACGTCTTCTAAATCAAAGTTAAGTACGTCCGATGCCAAAACACCAGAGTCCATGATCTCTTTAGTCGACGTGTTATACGTCATCATCGTAACGTTTGTATCAAACAAATCGGGTTGTTCTCGGAGAGGTGTCATGTACACCGCCCCGGGTATGCTCGCATCTATTTGAGCATTACTCGCGTTGAATACAATTGTATTTTCCGCCTGGTCGTCCGTGCAGTTCTTACCAAACCTAATTTTGGTGGATCGCTCCACCGTCGGTAAGTTCTTAACCATTTAATATAGTATTGCATTTTAATTTGCATAAACAAGTCCTGCCATCCCGTTTTGTATGCGTAATATGTTGTAATTTACTGCATAAATCGGGTCACGGATTGGTGTATTTTCACTCACTATTTTTGCTGAATCGAGTCTACTGAAATTTAACGTACCTGTAGGTTGAAGAGAGCTCGTAGATAAGCAAAAACAATACAAAAAGAAATCTGGGGATGTAACGAAATTTGTGTGGTAATAATTCATGACATCTATGTAATGTGGTTTACCCCACCTATATTTACCAATATCTAATCCATTTATGTTTAATTTAACCTTGTTTGTAGTCGAAGTCAGTGCACCTTCCGTTGTTGTGTCCGAAGATGCGAGATACTTTACTGGGTGATTAAATGTGAGTTCTTGCGTCAATTCCCCGGATGGGATATTCTTTTGCACTTGCGTTATCAACATTTCGTGATTTCTGGATGCAAGGTTTCCTCGCTCTTCGTTGTCTAAATAATAATAGTTTGCATACATTTCTACGTTGTAGTTTCCTGCATCGGGTCCCCAGTGTATGCGCATTTCGACATCGTGATAATGTAAAGCTACGATTGGCAAAGCGCATTGAGGACCTTCGCAAAAAAAGAATCTAAATGGATAAAAATAAGAACGCGCGCTCACACCCGGGTGTGTACCGTTTGCGCTTTTAGATACGTTTTGTGCAAACGTATCGATGGCTATTTTTTCGGTAAAAATACCATCTTGTGCGTCAATGACGTGCCCTCCTATCAATATTTCAGCTTTTTCAACTATTCTGTCCCACCTTTGTGTGTCGAGCGCCTGTTTATTATCATCAAGTGTGAGATACACGTATCCCAATAAATCACCAGTTTTTTCAAATTTTACCGATGACATGGAATTACCTTTAACATTTCCTTGTATGGTCTGTTTTTCGACGGATTGCGAAAAATTCGAATGTCGTTTAAATGTCGATGAGAAGAATGATATCTCTGGATTACCCATGATGTGTTCATCTTGGGCACCAACTGCTATGAGTTGCACGATCCCCGTCGACATTTATAATATAACGAAAGGTAAAAAAATACACTTACCTAGCGCCCTGATTCAATAAAGGGCAAATTTTTGTTCTTACACACAAACTTGAAAATCAAAAAGTTATCAGTACTGCTCGTGATCGTATCACCATTTTCATCTCTAAGAGAGAACGTGAGTCTATCCACTTTTCTTATTGGGGTCATGTATTGCGTGTCAACGTCATAATCATCTCTAAATATTATTGGGTTAGAGCCAGCCTGAATGACGGTACCAAATCCTCTGTTAAGATTTGTCATAGACGACTGCCCTCCATAAACATTGGAAGTTCTTTGCGAATAATTTGTGTTCAACTCATCCACTGAAATGTGACAAACATTCGAACCCACTGCATCGATTCGAGCGGCAGAAAGTTTTGCTTGAACTATGTTTTCAAGTGGTTGTGTGAGATGAACTGTGAATGTATTTTTGCTATCTTGGCCGATCGTATCGACCGTGATAGTGTGATATTCAAAATCAAAATCAGGCAAAGCTGGACGAGTGATGTTTACCTTACTCATTTACAGTAAGCCTAGATTAAAGATCCGCCTATTCCACCGATAATCTTCGCGTCAGCGCTCTTCTTGACGAATTCTTGGTCGCCACAGATACCACCTGGAGTCAAAGACTTGGTGTAGTACGCAGATTCTGGGGATCCTGGGACACATTCAATCTTGTGTTCCAAGTCGAAAATGGAACCGGTCTCGGCGCCCTCGGTTTCAAGGTTAATAGGTCTGGGCTGGTAATAACTTCTGGATCGTGGAGACAGCGCCATCATCACAGACAACAAGCAGAACACGATTACAATCGCAGCGAGTGTGTTTCGGTTGGTGGCATTAAGGTTAAGCTTCATTTACTATGTACTAGATATTTTTTATGTAAAGTGCGTTAAAGAAATTGAATTAGTTTCAAAGTACAGAGTAATGGACGGAGAGATAGTACTTGACAGAAGTCAGGGAAATGTCATGAAACTCGATGATAACGAACAGGCTATCATGGACGAGATTGAAATCGAGGTTCCCCGCCCACGTTCTGCGAGGAGTATTCCAAAACCAACGGTTTACAAACCACCGAGTAGATCACCAATGGAGTCCGCTGTCCAGGAAGACATCGATGCGTTTGCTAACCCGACAAAACAGTCGGCGCCGCCACCATACCAAGAAGACCCCGTCGACTATGGTGAATATGAACAAGAAGAGGAACCACAAGAGTACATGCAAGGAGACTACACGATCCAACAAGAAGAGCGACCTTCTCCTGGATACAAGTCTATAGACGAAGAAAAGGCAGATTTGGTAAACAAATTGGGGCGTCTCGAGAAGCGCGGCTTCACAGTAAACAAGCGACTCAATGTGTATTCAAATGTAGATGATTTGCGTACAGAGGTTAAGAGAATTACATATAGTATAGACGTCGAAAAGTCTATCAAATTTAGTAGGCGTATGTTGATTGCATGCTGTACGGGGCTTGAATTTTTGAACAAAAAGTACAACCCATTTGAGATTCAACTCGATGGTTGGTCCGAGAATGTCATGGAAAATGTGGATGATTACGATGAAGTTTTCGAGGAGCTCTATGTGAAATATAGAACCAAGATGACGGTGGCTCCAGAAATCAAGCTCATCATGATGCTTGGTGGTTCTGCGATGATGTTCCACTTGACAAACAGTATGTTCAAGTCGGTCATGCCTAATATGAATGATATTCTCAAGCAAAACCCAGGACTCGTACAAAACATGGTTGATGCCGTGAAGAATACGACTCCACGTGGTGCAGTCGAACCACCATCTTCTTCCGGTGGTGACGGTGAACGTTATGAAATGAAGGGACCGGGTGTAGACATCTCTAGTTTGATGGGCAACATCATGATGCCCCCAGTTCCACCTATGTCTACTACACCCCCGGAACCAATTCCAAGCATTGACCCAGACGACGATGAAGACGCCATTTCTGACATAGTCGATGCTCCAGAGGGTGACGAAGATGAGAGTGATGTCAAAGAAGTCAAGGTGTCTACAACCACTAAGGGTAAACGCGGGCGTAAGAAGAAGTCCGTCGAAATAAATTTGTAAGTGTACAGTATAAATGATAGGGTACTGTCCCATCGAGGAAGAGCCGCCAGTGCGCGTTCCTCAGATGCGTGCTCCATCTCAGAGAGCCCCACCCAGGGGTTCTCGAATGGAAGACACGGAAACGAACTATGTGGTCTTGTTCTTTATCGCGGGTGTTCTTGCACTCGCCGCTATGGATTCTATTAAAAAGTAAACATCCTTTTACCATTCACACAGCACGCGAATGGTAAAAAGAGAAATTTAAGCGTTTTCGAGATCCTCGACCATTTCCCTGAGTTCATTGATGGATGAGACGGTGTATACCGTAATAATCTAATTTGGTGCTTTCTTCACTCTAATCACCTTTTTAGTTTCCGTTGCGACCTTTTATTTGAATCACACGGCATTCTGTAATTAGGCTACACTTTTATCAAACACTGCCCTCGCGCGAAGTCATCTGGTTCTTCTTCTTTCATCTTGGGCATCTTGAAGCCACCCTGTTTATACACGCGCAGACGTTTGTTATACATGGCGTGACACACCGACCACTGATCGAAGATGTCGTAAATGTTTGGGTTGTTCTTCTTTCCTTTTGTCTCACGCATGATTCTGCCTATGGACTGAACGATATCTGATTTAGGTGTCGCGAGAATCACCGTATCGAGCGTCGGTATATCGAGTCCCTCGTGTGCCTGACTAAACGTCGCGAAAATGATCTGTTTCTTACTAGATTCCGTGAGTTCCGATTCTTTCATGCCACCCATGTAGAGTCCGGACGTTTTTGGAAAACACTGTTGAAGCATCATGCAGTGTTGACGGCGGTCACTCAACACGAGTAATTGTCTCGTACCTCTCGTGATACGTTTAATCAGGTCGACTAACATCTTGTTTCTGTCGCGGTTCTCCGTGAGTTCCGTGATCATCGTGGAGAGTGAGAGCTTCCCGAATCGTGTACATGGCGGAGGGTCTCTAAAACGGGGACACTCAAACTCGATGGGAAACACCTCCACGTCTTGTTGATTTTCCCGTTCTACCGCAAAAAATGTGGGGCCCATGAACCAGTGAAGCACCTTCGTGAGTCCATCTTTCCTATTTGGCGTCGCCGACAAACCGAATATGTGATTGGGACATATCTTAAACAGAGATTGACTAAACACCTTTGCGCATATGTGGTGTGCTTCGTCTACTATGACTGTACCCACACTATCGAAATCCCCAAACGAGTATTCCTTAAGGGACAGGGACTGTAGCATGGCTATCACGAAATCACAGTCGACCTCTTTCTTGTTTTGTTGTACACGACCGATGGTCGCACCCGGACAAAACTGTTTGATACGTTCTTCCCACTGATTCGCGAGGAATTCCTTGTGTACGATGATCATGGTTCGGTACCCGAGTTTACACGCGATGGCTAATGAAACGGTGGTCTTCCCGAACCCGCACGGTAGGCTGAGGACCCCATGACCTGCGTCAATAGCCGCAGCAAGTGCGGCGTTCTGATGGGTGGCGTCCCGGAGAGTTCCATGGAATCGGGTAGTAATTCGTGTAGGCACAGGTCGCTTATCCTCCGTTGGCTCTCCCAGTTTACTAGTTCCATAGTATCTTGGAACGCAGATTCCGTTCTTAGTTGGTCTAAATACCTTGAAAGGGGGAGGAGGAAAGCCAAAATCATCATTGACGATGGCCCTTACCGTGAGCTCCTTTTTTATTTCTGGAGGTGGAT